TACTGTAACTATCAACTGAATTAACTGCACCATAAATCCGACTGGTCAATATATTAAAACCGTTATTACGGTCCCCTTTCTGAATCAGCTTTTCTTGAGACCATTAACCAGGTAATTCATGCCTGGTTGTTGGCGTATCTGTGTCTGGCAGGGAGTGCGTTGTGTATTGGCCTTAAAGAACACAAAGCCGCCAGTCCGTGGCGGCTCGTTAACCTGCTTTCTGTTTTAGTGATTGATCCGGGGTGGAGGTAGCACCACCTTCCGGCGAGAACCTGCGTTTAACATCATCAAGAATTTCCAAAATCTCTTGATTGGCATCATCACCTAAAGCCAGTGCCAGGCTGGCGGTGTTCTTCACCTTTTCGCTTATAGGAAGCGCCCTTAGCATAGCCTCCTGTTCTTCCCTGGTGTATTCGCGTTCTGGTTGGCTGTGTTGGGCTTCTGGCTGCTGTAGCTTGCTCAGGATGCCCTTGATGCCAATATCACAGATCGCATTTACGAGCTTTTCTTTATCTGCTGGGTGTGCCCGCCGGAGTAGTTCGTTAGCCAGGTCGTTATCGGTGGCATTGATCGTTTCTGCTGGTCGTGACGATGGTTGCATGACAGCATCATCTCGCCCATATGCTAACCAATTTAAACTAACCTGTTCTTTATTTGATATAAGGCAAACCACTTTAAAAGAAGGTTCTGTTCCTTTATGAAGATAGTTGTTTAACGTAGACACTGGAACTCCCCAGTCACCAGCCGCAGCACGGACACTGCGAGTTCCAATCAGTTGCTGTAATCGTGCCTTAAAATTTTCTTTTCCTTCACCTACAAAAGAAAAATCATCGTTATTTTCGCGCATTTTTTCTTTTCCTTGCAACTCATTGAAATTAAAGGCGAAATCCAAATAAAACCCAAAACAAAAAGAAAATACAAAAGAAAGGGCTATTTTTGCTTTACAAGGTCTACATTTGGATCAATACTTTTACCCGTAGGGATAACACCGCCGTGTTATCCGTCCGGTTAATCTTTTAGGGTAGCTGAATGATGCTTAGAAATGAAGTAGCAAGCCAGGACTGGCACCGCGAGCACATCGTTGCGGCGGTTCACGTGAAGGGGTTTACATTGCGTGAACTTTCATTACGTGCTGGTCTGAAAAAAGATTCTTTAAAGAATGCGCTGTACCGTTCTTGCCCTAAGTATGAGCGCATTATTGCTGATGCGATCGGGGTTTCCCCCGACGAAATCTGGCCGAGCCGGTATGCTCGTAAGGTTGCGTGATGTTTTTTTCAGTTAATGATCTGACTGGTGTGCCTGGTTTGCCCGGAACCGTTCAGGGCATTCGCTGGACTTTAAACCGCGCGACTGAGCAAAACCCGGAATGGCGTCGTAAACGCGCAGGTACAAAAGCCTTTGAGTATCACATTGACTGCCTGCCTGAGCAGGCGCGGGAAATCGTTAAGCGTCGGTTCCTTAATCAGGCCGTCGCTTCCGCTGAAAACTGCCAGACCAGCGTTCATGTTGCTGTTACCAGCAAGGCCCGTCAGGAACTGGTGCTGATGCAGCAGTGTCCGGCGCTGGCCACACGTGAAGCGAACAAGCTGACTGAGCAGCAGCGGCAGATCGCTGATGCGCGGTGTGTCCTGGTGCGTGAGGTTGATCGTCTGCGTAGTCTGGGTGAAACCCGTGTGGGGGCCGTAGCCTTTATTTCTGCAGAGTCCCGGAAAGGTTCATTGCCGGAGCGGTTGCAGAATGCTGTCAGCCTGGCCAATGCCCGCAAGGGGAAACGTGCTGGTGTCAGCGTCCGCAGTCTGCAGGAGTGGTATTCCCTGTACCATTCAACCAGTGATATCACGCAGCGGCTGGTATTGCTGGCTCCCGGACAGGTGCAGAAGCTGAAACCGGATAACTGTGCCTGGTGGGTGGCGTTTAAAGCGTATTACGGCGTGCCTACCGGCGAATCTGCGAAGGCCGCGTGGCGTAAGTTTAAGGCCTGGTGGCAGGAGCAGTACCGCGATCAGCCTGCCGTTCTGGCTGCCATACCCTCCTACGATGCGGTGTTGCGTATGCTGAAAAAGGAACCGCTGTACAAACGTATGTCCGGGCGCGTCAGTGGTTCAGCTAAACGGGCGTATGAGGTCTACAGCAAGCGCGACTGGTCAGTGATGCCCGTTAACGGGGTGTGGATTTCTGACGGTAAGTCGCTGGATATGAAGGTATTGCACCCGATTTATAACCGTCCGTTCACGCCGGAACTGACGATGGTCATCGATGGCCGCACGCGCGTGGTTGTCGGCTGGAGTCTGTCACTGGCGGAGAACCGGTTCGCAGTGGCAGAGGCATACCGTCACGGCATGGAGAATTTCGGCAAGCCCTTATTTGTTTATTCCGATAACGGGGGCGGTGAAAAAAATAAAATGCTCGATGACGAAGAGGTCGGGATATTTTCACGTATGCACGTTGACCATATGACCGGTATTCCGGGGAATCCGCAGGCACGCGGTATTATTGAACGGCTTAACGGGGTTATCCCCATTAATCTGGCCAGACGATTTGCCACGTATAACGGGCGGAATGCGGACCCTGAATTTGTGCGGGTCATGAATAAAAAAATGGTCAGCCTGACCAACGCCCTGCGCCAGGGGAAAGAATTAACCACTGAGCAGAAGCGTACGCTGGGCCTGATTCCGGACTGGAATACACTGACGCAGGCCGTTGCTGAGGAAATCGATAATTATAATCGCTCGCATGAGCACAGTGAGTTACCAAAGGTGAACGGTCAGCATATGTCTCCGCTGGCCTACCGCCGGGCTGTACTGGAGGCTGAGGGGGATGATATCGAATATGTGACCGCCCGTGAACTGAATGACATGTTCCTGCCGGAAGAGGTTCGTACAGCGCGGCAGGGCTGGGTTGAACTGGGCACCAACGACTATTTCGCCAAAGAACTGATTGAGGTTGACCGTGAAAAAGTCCGTGTGGCGTTTAACCCACACGACGCGCAGGAAGTGTATGTACGCAGGATGGACGGAACGTTTGTCTGCACCGCTATCTGGAACGGCAACAAGCGTGCACCGGTGCCCCTGGCCAGAGTCGAAAAAGCCATGCAGGAACGTGTCGGGCGTCAGATTAAGCGCGGTCAGGCTATTATCCAGGATGCGAAAGATTCGCTGCGGCCAGCCATTGAGCATAAGCCTAGAATTGATGTGTCCCTGCTGTCTGTTCGTCCACCAGAACCTGAACGTAAAAAGGTTTATTTATCTGAGGCTGAATATCAGCGTGATTTAAAGAAAGCCAGTAATCACTGAAAGGTTATTTAAATGAACGTCAAAGAAAAATTAATCCAGTTACTGGAGGGGTCCGGCTACACCCAGAAGAAAGTCGCCACTAAAACAGGTCTGAGTACTGCGGTTATTTCTCAGTATCTGAGTGGTATTTATAACGGCAATATCAAAAATATTGAAGATATTCTCTCCGATTTTATCCTGCGTGAAGAAGAACGGGCGAGACGCCGGGGAGTCAAGGAACGTTTTGTGCACACTCAACTGGCGGACATTGCGCTGGCGCTCATCAGTAATACCCACATGGACGGCGATATTGGCGTTATTTATGGCCCTGCCGGTATGGGGAAAAGCATGGTGCTCAGGCAGTACGCCCGCACCAGTAAGGGGGTGATTCTGATTGAAGCTGATCCGGGTTATACCGCGAAAGTGCTGCTGCAGGAACTTTGCGCCCGGCTGGGGGTAAAAAAGACCGGCAATATCCATGGACTGAGCGAGGAGTGTATTCGGGCGCTCACAGGTACGGGCTGGGTTGTCCTGGTTGATGAGGCTGAACTGCTGCCCTATCACGCACTGGAGGTATTACGGCGTATCCATGACCGTTCCGGTGTGGCTCTTGTTCTGGCCGGGATGCCCCGCCTGCTGGTTAACCTGAAAGGCTCTCGCGGGGAATTCGCGCAACTCTACAGCCGGGTTGGGATGGCGCTGGATATTGAGGCGTATACGGCTGACCCGGAAAAGGCCGCTGATGTTGATACTGATTTCAGTACCATTCTGGCATGCATGCTTCCCCCTGGTAGCGATATGTCTGACGTAACATCGCCAGAGATTATCGCTGCTCTCAAAACGGCGTCGGGCGGTAATTACCGCCGTCTGTTTAAGCTGGTACGTGGTGTTATCAGGGCCAGTGCGATTGGTAATCAGGGAATATCGGTGAACCTGATTAAACGTTATGCGAAAATGTTAATTCACTGAGTAAGGATTTATGTATGGAACAGGTTGCTGTCAGGAAAGAAATTAAAGCGCTACGGAATATTGCTCGTAATGGTTGCGTTTATTTTGATGGAGATCGGGGGATTATTCCGTTTGTTGACTGCTATGTACCCGGTCAGTTGCGCATTGATTTGTATTCCCGTGAAAGGGAAATAAACGGAACGGGAAATACCAGTGATGACTGGGATGTGGATGAGTATTATGCCCGGCTGTTGATTATCCCGTTTGAGCAGAATTCACGGGGCTTCCGTCGGGCTTACCGTCTTGCGCGGATGTGTGCCCGTATGCCTCAGGTACAGACCGGTTTTGCGTTTGCGCTCAGATAATGCAGCGGAGAAATCATCATGGAAAAACAAATTATTAATGTGGCGCATTCACGCGCCCGTATGGAAATTCATACGCACGGCGGGCGTGTAACGGGCCTGCATCGTTCCTTACCGCTTGTCTTTGCTGTGCCGCCTGTCGGCGGGCCTGTGTGGCCTGTGAATGAACTGGTTGAAGTATCCGGCGGCCTGCGCCGTATCGTGCAGACGTCATTCGTTGGCGGTTGTACCGTCATCTGGCAATAAAGAGGGTTTTAATCATGGTTAAAGTTGAATTTATTTTTACGTCACTGAAAGACGATAAATCCGTTCAGGGGGGGGTAAATGCTGGTCTTGCGGTCGAGGTGAAATCCACGGGGCTGGATACGCCTGCTGATGGCCCGGCGCATGTATTCGGAACCATTCTTATGCATAAGAAAGAGGAGGTTTTAAAAATTGTCAGCGATGAGTTCGTCCATGTCTGTGAGGCGAACGGGTTCGGCGTGGCATCCATATCTGTGACCCGTGAGCATGCGGGGAATAATACAGTTAACTGAAAAGTTATACCGGTTGTTTATTTAATCTGAATATTAACAAAATCATGAGGCGAATTATGAGTGTAAAAGTGGTTATTGAGTTCAGGGAAACTAATGGTGCAATGGAGATGCTGACCCGTGTACAGGGTAAAGGTCAGGAAACACCAGAAGAATTAAACCGTGCGATGGCTATGGCGAAGGCGGCTAACGCGGTTATGAATGAAATGTATAACGGTGAAACCCTGTCGGAAACATCAAATGATGAACGTATCCGGGAAGTAATGACGCGGGATTATCCACAACATGGCAATGGCAACAGTATCCATTAATAAGGAATGACGTATGGCTGTTAAATTTATTGTTAATGTAAAAGCCGGAGATAACGGGGATTTCGGTTTTGATTTTGAGATTGACGACAGTCAGCAGAATGACGCCCGGGAACGTACTGTTGTTGAGTATCTGGCTGGAACCTGTCTGGTTGCGTTGCAAAAAATCTCGTCGAATGGCGATATCACCGTTGACTGAAAAGTCAATATTATCGGTCAGTCAGATAATTAACCGGAGGCCGTATGGCTGTTAAATTTGAAGTGATTATTAAAGAACTTGATGACGGGAACGGCGTTTATGTCGCCTGTATACCGTACCGTTCGGGGGATGGTGCAACGCCGCGCGAAAATGATTTGGGTGAATGGCTCCGTGATACCGTTGAAGAGTTATTCAAAGACAAATGCAACGCAACTAAAAGTATTGATATTCATTAACGGGGATTAATAAAGATGGCGATGAAAGCAAAACGCATTAAATCCACAGCGGCGGTTTATGTTCCGCAGAATAAAGACGACGTGATTGGCGATATTAAAAAGATTGGTGACCTGCAACGTGAGCTGGAGCGCGAGCAGACCGTGATGAATGACGCCATTGGTGCCATTACTGAAAAGCACGCGCCCGGTATTGAAGCGCTGAAAAAGGACATCGACACCCTGAGTAAAGGCGTTCAGGGCTGGTGTGAAGCGCACCGTGACGAACTGACGCAGAACGGCAAGACCAAAACGGCCAGCCTTATCACCGGTAAGGTTGAGTGGCGCAACCGTCCGCCTTCAGTGGGTATCCGTGGTGTGGAAACGGTGCTTGAAACCCTTCGTCGACTGGGGCTTGAGCGGTTCATCCGTACCAAAGAGGAAATTAATAAGGACGCCATTCTGAGCGAACCAAAAGCCGTCGAGGGCGTGGCGGGTATCACCGTTCGCAGTGGTGTAGAGGACTTTGCCATTACACCGTTTGAGCAGAATACGGGGGTTTAGTATGTCGATGCGTGTGGATGAACATGCCGCAAAAAACCGGTATGCCGCATATGCGCTTGGTGCGGGCCGGGCGGAACGTGATGGTGAATACGGGAAGGCGGCAGAGTTGTGGCGCAGAGCTGCGGACGCTCCGTGTAACGCCTCACAACTGCGGTGGGCGCAGGACCGTGCGGCATTCTGTGAGAATGCGCATATCAAAGGCTGGAGGCCACGCGATGAATGCAAAGCGGTTTAATCAGCTTTATCCGGTCGGGACAAAGTTTATGCATATTCCGAATCCGGTATTACGCGGTGGTCGGGTGGTCAGTACCGTGGCACCGGCACGGGATTTTAAATGTGGCTGTATTGTGGAAATAAACGTTGAGCCTTATTTCGTGAAGGTCGAAACGCTGAAATCACCGCATTAATTTAATTATCGTTTAAATCACTTTTAAAAATGGCGTAAATCGTCAGGGGATTGTTTACGCCAGATTCAGGAGAAATACATTATGAGAAAAAATCATTCAGATACTGCTGTTGAGCGGGAAATTGCACGGACAATTAAATCTTACTCACGTCTGCAACATGACAAGGTATTTGCATTATGTCGGCACGCATCCTTGTTTGATGATACCTGCGAGATTGTTACGGACATGATGAGTATGGCGGAGGTGTATCAGGATGCAGGGGAATATGGTACTTCCAGACTAATTTTAGGGGTGGCTGGCAATATGCTGACGTTATGGGGATGTAGTCAACAGCTTGCGTGCGTGCTTGCCTGGTGTTCTGCTGACCCTTTGCGTGGTGGTGTTTTTTATCACGTCGTACTGCCCCGGCTTGAAAGCATTTTAACTATTGCGGGCCAGGCCCTCAGCAATTCACACCGGGATGAATTTGAAGACCTGGTCGAAACACTCAGGTACTGCCGGTGCTCCGACTGTTTTCAGGCGCGTATTTCAGGGCTTGAGGCAGTGGAAACACTGGATGGGCTGATGCGTCTGGTCAGAGATATGCGTGCTGTCGTCAAGTCCATTCTGCGCCATCGGGCTGGCGGGCGCGCTCACCATGACTGCTAAAGAAAAATATGAAGGTCGAAACACTGAAGTCACCGCATTAATTTAATTACCGTTTAAATCACTTTTAAAAATGGCGTAAACCCGCCGGGGCTGGCTTACGCCTGATTTCAGGAAAATGATTATGAAAATTGTCTGTCATGGTTCGCAGGAACTGATTAGTGCCATCCGTAAGTGGCATCAGAATAAAGTCGGGCAGTTGAATCTTATTGTTGAGCACAGTGATGCTGACCTCGATTTTGGTAATGGCACTGTTATTAAAGCTGGTTCAGATGTGGCGAAGGGATTTCGCGTTTGCGCAAGGGTTGTTCTGGAATTACTCAGTACGCTGCCGGAGTTTGAAAACATCGAATCTGGTGACGATGAGGGCTGCGACGATGAATAAGGAAAAACACCTCGCCAGAATTAAAAAGCTGCTGCGTCTGGCGCGGGGAACGTCCAGCCCGGAAGAAGCCATGAATGCGATGGCAAAGGCGCAGGCTTACATGCGTAAGTACGGCGTCAGTGAAAGTGACGTTGAGTTATCAGAGGTGCGGGAGTTTGCCAGCACGGGTGCGCCGAGCGATGCGCGCAGCGTGCCGCGCTATATGTATGGGCTGTGTACGCTGGTCTGCCTGGCCTTCGGGGTGGAGTGCTACATCGGTGGCCGCTGGCGTTCGTCACGCACCCTTAAGCGTTACGTTAATTTCTACGGGCCTGACTCACGCCCTGAGATTGCGGCGTATGCGTTTGATGTGCTGTCCCGCCAGATGAAGGCAGCGCGTAAGGCGTATCAGGATAAGCACTGCAAACGCTGTAAGCCCGCCACCCGCGTGGCCCGTGGCGACCAGTTCTGTGAGGGATGGTGCTCAGGGGCGGCTCGGGTCATTCAGACGTTCAGCGTGTCGCCGCAGGAGGCCGGTCTGATGGAGCGTTACACGCAGCGGCTGCGTGAGCACCAGGGTGTCCGGGACGGTGAGATGCGCGAGGCGAAGGATTGCCGGGGTGCAGACTGTGCGGTGACTGCCGGATATTACGAGGGCCGGAACGCGAAGCTGCATCAGGGCGTTAACGGGCGTGGTGATGCGCCGCTGAGTATCGGGAGGTCGTGATGCTGGTCTTTGTCAGAGAGGCGTTGTATCAGCCACCCGGCCAGCGCCATGAGTACCGTCTGAGTGATGGCTGTGTGGCGGTGGAGTTCCCGGCGCTGCCGGTGCCGTCCCGCTGGAAATTCTACGACAGCAACGGGCACCGCATAGTGAAGAAATCCACGCAGGCCGCGATGAAAGCGGCGGTTGAGCGTCATAAGCAGCGGAGGTTTAACTGCAAATGAATATTGAATTTTATAACCACGGGGTCACTGCGACCATCATCGTTAACGGCATGTTCTGGGAATTTGGGCGCTACTGCCGGGTTGTGGATGCAGCGCTGTTTGCGGCTCCGGAAAGCAGATACCAGAGCAAATGCGGCATTTTTATGAAAACGGTTATCAACGGTAAGACAGTGCCCATGTTACGGGCGCTGAAAGTGGCTAAACAGGAGGCGGCGCGATGATTGACAGGATTTACGTGGTGTTAATGGTGGGACTGTGCTTTCTGGGCTGGCTGTACATCATCGCTAAAGCGTGGGACTGGTTTATCGGTATCGCCTTTCGTCAGTGGGATAAGCGCCGGAAACTGGAGTGTCAGCAGAAGGCGGTTAATGCGTTATATGACGCTTTCGGGCTTGACCGACTGGAGCCCGGGAACCGCATCACCGTCACTGCCGGGGCGTTTCTTATTGTTATGTGCCGTCGGGAAAATAAGGGGGATCATGATGAAAAATAACCCTTACAGCGAAAACCTGAGAATTGCCCGCGTCCAGCGCAAAAAGCTGTTGACCTGGCTGACCGGATTCATGCGCAGTTGCGGGTTTATCGTGAAATCACTGAATGCTGGAGAAAAGGCCATGCGGGGTAATCTTTGGCGCTGGATATGGCGTCAGGTCTGGATGTTGAGTGAGACTACCGGAATCAGTCTGGGGCGGTTCGCACCGTGGGTATTTCATCAGATGATCGGCTGCGACACGCCGTGCCGGAGAGTGAAATGAGCGTGACTTATAACCCGTTAACAGATAAACAAATCGCCCTGGCTGTGGAGCTGGCAAAAGCCAGGGTGGAGTACGTCAGGAAGCATGGTTCACCCCTGCTTGACAATGAAGAGGAGGTTACGCTGATTGCGTTGCGTGAGCTTCAGGATAAACGGAAATTGCTGAAGGTTGCGGAGAGGCGCGTAGCTGAACTGGAATCCATCGCGACTGATTATGCTTTGAAATTCCAGAAAGCACAGGACGCATTAAAATACGCTGCATTGCTTTGCAGCACCAAAACTGAGAAGGACTAACCCATGACCACTATTACCAAAGAGCGACTGCTGACAATCAAGCAGTTGCGCGAAACATATGGACCGGGTAGCAACGTTGTACTGCCAGCAGAAGAAGCGGAAGTACTAGCACGGATTGCACTGGCATCGCTGGACGCTGAACCTGTGCGATATCTAAATAAATTTTCCGGTACATGCCTGACGTTAGAGCAGCAGCCAAATGCTGCTGATGATGTTGCGGTGTATGTGCCACTCTACACCCACCCGGCAGCGCCGGTAACGGGCGTTGACGATGATGTAACGGGAATATAGATACGCGAGGAAAGTACGGTAATTGATATAACTCAATAAATATCAAGGCTGCCGTCACTACTATCATTCAGTTTATGGGAGGAGAGTATGAAACTCGGGAAAGTATTTATACTTACTTGCTTACTCGCAATACCAGTGCTTTCACAGGCAATTCCGCTAAGGGATTATTTATATCTGCGTTCTGAAGCCAGGGACGATCCAAAAGTGGAAGATGAATTGACTTTCTATGAAAGAGGACTGGCTGATGGGGCGCTTGCTGGCTCAAGACTTGGGGATTATTTATACAAAGATAACTCATCGTTTAAAGGTGTAATTTGCGAACCCGGCGAATTAGTCTGGTCCCGTGGACTAGTTAGAGACATATTGGATCAATACGTAAAGGAACGCGCTACAACATCAACGGATTCAATAGATGTGGGTATAGTTTTTATTTATGCAATGCAGCAAAAATACCCTTGTAAAAAGGAGGGTTGACATTTTTAACTTGTCGTGATCCAATTGCCAGAGTTAAGACTGTTCACAATCTGATACTGGCTCAAGCCCCGCCCTGTGCGGGGCTTTTTTGTTCCGGCACTTCCTGTTTTTCACCTTCATCTGAGGCGTACCCATGAAGCGTAATCTAATCCGCATCATTCACACCGGCAAATCCTGCCTCGGCTGGGATGATGACACCTATCGTGATGTGCTCTTTCGTCAGACGGGTAAACGTTCTGCGCGGGACTGTACGGTTCCGGAGCTGGAAAAAACGGTGCTCTACATGCGCACGCAGGGCTTTGCGCCGTCTTCCCGTGGTCGTCGTCCCCGCGTGGCAACAGGCCGTAAAGCCATTCTGAGTAAGATTGAAGCCCTGCTGGCAGAAGCCGGGCGTCCGTGGGGATATCTTGACGGTATCGTGGAGCGTATGCTGGGCGAGAAAAAGCCCGTGGAATGGCTCGATGATGAGCAGATATATAAGGTTATGCAGATGCTGATTGTTGATGCAGCGCGTCACGGGAGGCTGTAATGTGTGAATTTAACCTCGAATCCCTTGAAGACCTGTTGCCGGAGACGGCCCGCGACATTGCAGACACCATCGGTTTTCCGGCCACCCAGCGGCTGATTGAACGCTTCGGTGGTGCCTGTTTCCCTGTCGGGCGGGGGCTGCGCGGCTCCGGGGAACGACGCCTGTCAATGCTGCGGGAGGTCATCGGCGAGGACAATACCCGCCTGCTGGTTCAGCGTTTCGGCGGGGAAAGTTCACTGGTGATCCCCCGCTGTGCCGACGCCCTGCGCGAATGGCGCAACCGTTGTTTTCTGGCGGAGGTTGACAGAATGCTGGCCGATGGCGAATCATTGCGCATGGCGCTGACGGTGCTCGGCCCCCGGTTCGGTATCGGTAACACCCGCGCCTGGGCCATTGTGGCCACACGAAAACACCGCCCGCCGTCACCCGCCCCGGCACAGGGCGCGCTGTTCTGATGGCTACCCGCTTCACCCCCGTATCGTGCCCTGAACGATGCCCGTCATCACAATAACCCTCACAAACACAGTGAGGGTTTTTTATGTCTTCTTTCCGCTTCAGCCAGCGCAGTGAAACTGCCCTGCAGGGGGTTCACCCCGACCTTGTTCGTCTCACCCGGACTGCGTTATCCCTGTCTGCCGTTGATTTCGGTGTGACCGAAGGGCTGCGCAGCATGGCGCGTGAAAAAGAAATGGTGGCGGAAGGCCACAGTGAAACCATGCACAGTCGCCACCTGACGGGACACGCCGTGGATGTTGTGGCTTACGTTAACGGGGCTGTCTCATGGGACTGGTCGCTGTATGAACAGATTGCCGCTGCCTTTAAGCAGGCCTCGGCTTCACTGGGGGTTCCCGTTGAATGGGGTGGCGACTGGAAGACGCTGAAAGACGGCGCTCACTTCCAGCTTCCGTGGGCAACGTACCCGGCATAAGGGGCACAGGGTGTCACTGACGCAGAAACCCTCCCCATTCCTGACCGGCATTACCGGTCATCTGACGGTGGAGCCGGTGGTTTTTATTGCACTGCTTGTCAGTTCGGTTGCCCTGCTGCTGTGTGTGGCAATGCGTCAGGCACCGGACACCGCACTGGGGTTGTATCTGGGGGCATGGGTGACACATGCCGGAGTGCAGTCCCATCAGCAGAAGAAAGCGGCCTTACTGATGCAGGGAATACAGGTAAACGGTAATGAATCTGAGCCTCATTAAAGGGTGTCTGACTTACCTGCTTCCCGGTGTGCTGATCTGCATTCTGCTCGGCGGCGCGGGGTGGGCACTGCACCATGCAGGGTATAACGCCGGTCATGCAGCAGCGAAAGCGGATGGCGACGCTGCACTGGCCCGGGAACAAAAGGCCCGGAGCGATGAACGGCAGGCGCTGACACAGGCCCACTTACAGGCATTGCTGGCCGCGCAGGATAAGGCGCACCGGCAACAGCAGCGGGCTGATGCCCTGGCGGAACAACTGGCGGATAAAACAGCGGCGCTGGTCCGGACAGAGCAGCAACTCAGGTTAAACATTCATAAGGCGGTCAGTGATGACAATAAAACGGCTGATTCCGGTTGTGGTTATAACGGCATCGGGCCTCACAGCCTGCAACTCTATGAGCAGGCCCTCGGTTACGGTGACACCCACCCCCGTGATTCAGGAAGCCACTAAACCGCCGGTAAGTATGGTAACCGTGCTCCCTCGTCCCCCGGCTCCGTCACGCTACGTCAGCCTGACCGGGGGACTGTCGCCGGAGGCGCTGTTGCGACACGCCAGTGATTATGGTGCCTGGTGCCAGGGAAACGCGAACAAACTGGAGGCACTGAAGAAATGGTTCTGGCCGGAGGGTAAGGACAAGTAATGGAACTGTCACATGAAGTTGTTCAGGGGTTAATCACCTTTTTCTTTTCGGTTATTTCGGCGGGACTGGGGATCTGGTTGCGCCATCTGACCTTAACACTCGACAAGCTGCGGGATGAACAGGGCCGGATGCGCGAACTGTTTCAGCTAAAAACGGATGCCGTGCGCGATCAGGAGCAGATTATGACCATGCTCAACCGGATCGAGAAACATCTGGAACGACTGGACGGGCGTATCGACCGTCGCCATGACATTGCGGGGGCGTGCTGATGGCGCACCCAAGAAGCGTAAAAGACGCCGTTCGCCGGGATTACATCACCCAGGGTATTCCGCCGGAAGTTCTCGGTCCCATGCATGGCGTGAGTGTGGCATCAGTGGCCCGCTGGCGTCGTGAAGCCCGGGAGAACGGCGACGACTGGGACAAACAGCGGGCTGCCCGGCGGTTATCGTCCGGCGTACCGGAAGATATCACCCGCGACCTGTTGCTGGAGTTCCTGGAGCATCATCAGCACGCGATGGAACAACTGCGTCAGGCCCGTGAAGGAACGGACGGTAAGCCTATGCCTGCTGAAGACTACGCCAGCCTGCTGGCGAAGCTGCAGGACGGCTTTAACAAAATGATGGCCGCCAGCCGTCGCATTCTGCCGGAGACTGACCGCCTGATTGTGGCGGCAGGCGTGGTGGAAGACCTGGCGGCGTTCCTCAGTGACCGGCATCCCGCACTGATGGCGGGGTTCCTGGATGTGTTACCTGAGTTTCAGCAGATAGTGGAGAAAAAATATGGTTAGTCCTGTTAAACCGCCGGTGATACCCGCTGCACCGGTTAAGCAGTTTATTTCACTCAGCGACCGCAATGCGGTGCGGGCCGATACCATCGTTCGTGTATACGTGCAAAGCGATTATCTGATGGTACAGACTGAAGATGGTGAGATTCACCAGGCAGACGGCCTTTATGGCCGGACGGTGTGGGATGCTAAATCTCAGTTACTGGAGCAAATTGAAGCAGCGCTGGCTGCGAGGGTTATTTCCGGCGGTTCAGATGATTATTAAATATACCGATAAAGATATATTACTGATGCGACAGCAACGCGTACAACGCATCGTGGGTTTTATTGCACAGGAGTACACCGCTGACGAGATAAATCAGGCCGGAGAGGCGCTATGGCTGGCAATGCAACTGATATGCGGCCCGGACCAGGCCGCCAGTATTGTCAGACAATCAACATCGGTGTCTTAAGTATTACTGGTCTGCGCAGATAATTTCAGTCATTTGCTCGTACGCAGTCTGAAAGTCTTCGGGATACACAGGAAAACCGGTATCCATCATTGTCCTGGTTCCCTTTGTACTAAGCATCATGCTGGTCATCAATTGTGTAACCAGACTGGCAATTTCAATACGCTGGTCGATAGTGAGTTTTTCTTTATCAGACATAAAGCCTCCTGTTAACAGAATGAACGTTTGCACCCCCATTCTGGCAACGGAAGGCTTTATTTTTAAAGAGGTTGTCCCCTGTGGCGTCGAAAGCATCCCTTAAAACCTTCCGCGAGAAGATAGCTGTCATCCAGGCGGAACTGCGGGACCGCATCGAAAGCGCGTCCTGTGGCCTCGACAGCAGCCCGGAGGCGATTAAACAACGTCGGGAACAGGTCTGCGATCCGGTGACCGGGTTTCGTTTTTTCGCCAGTACCTACTTTAAACATCACCTTCAGCACCCGGAAACCAGCGAGCTGCATGAGTATCTGTATGAGCGCCTGCCGCAGATTGTCGCCAGTCCGGAATCTGAAAACGATGTGATCGCTGCCCCGCGCGGTGAAGCCAAAACCACGCTTGGCCAGCAGTTGTTTGACCTGTGGTGTGTCGTCCGCGAACTGAAAAAATTCATCATCATTGCCTTTGACACCGCCGCGCAGGCGGCGGAATCACTGGAAGTGATTAAAGCGGAACTGCTGTACAACGCGGGGCTGTCCATGGATTTTCCGGAAGCCTGCGGACAGGGCCGCGTGTGGCGTATTGGCTGCATTCTGACCGCATCGGGGATCAAGATTGAAGCCGCCGGTCAGGGGCAAAGCCTGCGTGGCCGCAAACATGGCGCATACCGTCCGGACCTGGTGCATCTTGATGACCTGGAGAACGACGAGAACGTCGTGACGCCAAAACAGCGGGACAAGCTGGAGAAGTGGCTCAACAGTACCGTCCTGCCGCTGGGCGGTGCGGGCGTCAAGCTGGATGTCATCTACGTCGGATCCATTCTGCATTATGACTCTGTGCTGGCCCGTACCATGAAAAACCCGTTATGGAATGCGAAACGCTTTCAGGCCATTGTCCGGTGGCCGGTTAACCGGGATTTGTGGGACCAGTGGGAAGGGATCCTGCGCGAGAAGGGGAAAAAAGCCGCGCAGGCATTTTACCGGCGCAATGAAAAGGCCATGCTGAAAGGCTCCCGGGTCTCCTGGTCGGCCCGTCCGTTACTGGCCCTGATGTTGATCCGCGTTCGTGTTGGCTCCCGGGCCTTTGATGCCGAATACCAGAATGACCCGGTCAGCGGGGAGAATGCCATTTTCCACGGCTGCATCCACGACTGGACGGAGCTGGAGCCGGACCTTATCTATTTTGGTGCGGTGGATCCGTCGCTGGGGAAACACAACAGCAGAGGCAATGACCCCAGCGCACTGCTGGTCGGCGGCTGGCACCGCATTAAACGGGTGCTCAAGGTGGTGGTGGCCGATATCCGTATCCGCAAGCCAAAGAAAATCATCACCGATGTGATTGCGCTGCAGCGCCGGTATGGCTGTATTGCCTGGGCGTTTGAGTCCGTCCAGTTTCAGGATTTTCTGCGCGAGACCCTGATAGAAGAATCCCTGAAGGCGGGTGTCCCGGTCCCGGCCCGGGCGGTCATTCCCACCACCGACAAATACGGGCGTATCGAATCCCTGCAGCCGTTCATGGAGAACGAGCGCATTCTGATTGGTCGCCTGCTGGCCACCCTGCGCGAACAGCTTGAGCATTTTCCGATGGCTGACCACGATGACGGCCCGGATGCGCTGCATATGCTGTTCGCCATTGCCTCCACCAGTGTGGGGAACTATGAATTTATTCCCGTCAGTGACTACACGGAAGATGGCTCCCGCCGTTTTCATGATGAAGATGACGCCGGTTCCGGCGACGGCTTCGGTTCCGGAGGATGGTAATGGATATTAAAACTGCATTTAAACGCTTATTTACCCGCGATAAAACCCTGCCAGTTCAGAGCGACGGCGAGGATGATTTACTGTACGCCGGGGCGCTCACCCACCCGTCCACCGGGCTGGATATCAACCGGATTTACCGCCTGTTCCGGGCGGCGGAAGACGGTGATATTGAGGCCCAGAGCGACCTGTTTACCGACATGGAGGAGCGCGACGGCCATCTGTTTTCTGAGCTGTCCAAGCGCAAGCGCGCGTTGCTGACGCTGCCATTCTCTGTGATACCGCCCCCGGATGCCTCAGAGGCGGAAAAGAAAATCGCGGCGGAAGCTGACTGGTGGATACGCCATCTGCCGGGACTCCGCGAACTGCTGATGGATATGCTGGACGCCATTGGACATGGTTTTTCCTGTACGGAAATCGAATGGGCCAGAAAAGGCGATATCTGGCTGCCTGCCCGGTTTCACAAGCGCCAGGCCCGGTATTTCACCATGCCGCAGCATGACCCGGACGATATCCGGCTGAATACCGGCGTCGCAGACGGCGAGCCACTGTGGGATCTGGGCTGGATTGTGCACCGTCATAAATCCAAATCCGGCCCGGTAGCGCAGAGCGGGCTTTTCCGCGTACTGGTCTGGACCTACCTGTTCAAAAACCTCTCCGCCCGGGACTGGGCGCAGTTCCTGAATCTGTATGGACTGCCGTTCCGTATCGGTAAATACGATGCGTCAATGGGGGACAGTGAACGGAAAAGCCTGTTGCGGGGGATCCGGATGCTGGCCCGCGAGGGCGGCGGCATTATGCCGAATAATGCGAAGATTGAACTGGTGTCTCCGGCTGCAGGCCAGAGCGCCCCGTTCTTTGCCATGGTGGACTGGTGTGAAAAGGTGCAGTCAAAAGTGATCCTCGGCGGTACGCTCACCAGCCAGGCCGACGGCAAAACCTCCACCTATGCGCTGGGCAACATTCACAACGAAGTCCGTCATGACCTGCTGGTCGGGGATGCGCACATGGTGGCGGAAACCCTGACGCAACAGTTGCTGTGGCCTGTTCTGGCCCTGAACGGGCGGTATGACCCGGCGCGTGCGCCCTGTCTCCGGTTTGATGTGCATGAACCGGTGGACCTGGTAAAACTGTTTGAGATGGTGAAAACTGCCCAGGAAACCGGCTTTGACATTACCCGGGAGTGGCTGTCGGAGAAAAGCGGCATCCCCTTACCGCAGGATTCACAGCATATTCTGATGCCACCGAAGAACACCGCCCCGGAAACGGCGGCGTTATCCCTTGCGGCGCTGTCGTCGTCCGTACAGGCGCAGTCATCGCTGGATGCCATTCCGCACCTGCTGGCCGCGCAGGCCAGCACGGCAGCGGACACGCTGTTGCAGCCCCTGATCGAACAGGTCAAAGCGGCCCGGACGCCGGAGGCAGTGTATGACCTGCTGGCAGCCAGTTACACGTCCCTCAATGAGAACGCCCTGCGGGAGCTGGTCGGGCAGGCCATTCTGGTGGCGGAAGTGAGCGGTGAATATCATGCCTGATCTGAATGCCGCCCTGACACTGTCGCCGGACGCCGCGATTGCGTACTTCACCGCCAAAGGTTTTACCCCCACGCTGGGCTGGAAAGACCTGCAGGATGAGGTTCACGCCGTGCAGTTTGCGGTGGCGGGTATCACAAAGCTGGATGTGCTGAACGATATCCACCAGGGACTGGCGGGGGCGCTGAAGAACGGGACCACGCTGTCGCAGTTTCAGGACGAACTCGAGCCCACCCTGCGGCGTAAGGGCTGGCTGGGCAGCGGACTGGTGGCAAATGACGACGGCGAGCTGCTGGGGAAGCAACTGATGCCGTACCGGCTGGAGACCATCTTCCGGACTAACGTCCAGTCAGCGTATGCCGCCGGGCGTTACCGGTGGATGATGTCCACGGTAAAAGAGCGCCCTTACTGGCAGTATATCGCGGTGATGGACGACAGGACCCGCCCGGCGCACGCGGCCCTGAACGGGCGCATTTTTCGCCATGATGACCCGATATGGCAGACGCTGTTCCCGCCAAACGGCTATAACTGCCGGTGTTATGTCCGGGCGCTCACGCAGGCGCAGGTGGACGCGCATCCGGTCGGGGTGGAATCGTCTGAAGGATGGCTGGTCACCGTGCAGCAGCCTTACGGCGCTGACGGTGAAATGCGTCCGGTGAAAGCCTTCCGGGATCCGAAAAGCGGTCAGTTGCTGACGCCGGATGCCGGGTTTCATCTGAATGCCGGGCACAGTTATCTGGCCGGGCTGGGGCAGATCCTGCTGGAGAAAGGCACCACTGCCGCGCCGGAACTGGCGTCGGTGGCTGTCCGGGAAACCCTCAGCAACAACCGGCTGGCATCGGCCATGAACCGCGATTTGCACCAGTGGACACAGGGGCTGGATGAACACCACGGCGGGGATTTTCGCCGCATCGGGGCATTGTCTCCCCGGGTCCGGTCCCTGCTGCAGGCTGACGGGGCACCGGTTGCGCCGGTGATCACCCTGCCTGCTGAAACCGTTCTGGCCTGCCGGGAACCCGGGGCCAGCCTGTGGCCGCGCCTGGTCTCGGCGATGCTTTACCCGCTGGCCGTTCTGTTGCGGGATGACCGGCTGTGTCTGCTGACGCAGGAGAACGGGGACGCCCGGGCGGTGGTGCTGGCCCGGTGCGGGGATGGCTGGCAGGTGGCCGATATTCATCCGTGGACGTCAGACGATGCCGCAAATGCGGAGATCCTGGACGGGCAACTGCCGGAGGTGAGCTGATGGAGCCGGACATCATACTGGACATTCCGCCGGACCTTGAACGCTGGCTGGATGAACTGGCGGCGCGGGTAAAACGGCGCGGCCCGCTGATGGAAAACATTGCGGGGATTATGTTGAATGCCGTGGATGAAAACTTCATTCAGGGCGGACGCCCGACATGGGAGCCGCTGAAATACCGGGATGGTAAGCCCCTGCAGTTGTCCGGGCGGTTACATGCGTCCGTTCAGCCGTGGAGTGACAACGACCAGGCCATTGTCGGGACTAACGTGATTTACGCGGGGATCCAGAACAACGGCGGGAGGACAAGAGCGCATGAAATCCGGCCCCGCAGAAAGAAAGCCCTGTATTTCAACGGTCGTTATGCGAAGAAGGTGAACCACCCCGGCTCGGACATTCCGGCCCGTCCGTTCCTGTCGCTGACCGATGACGATTATGCGGAAATCCGGCAGGCCATCGTCAACTATATCGCCGGAGATACGCCGGGCGAATAAAACGCGTTCTGTGGCGTTTTGATGTCAGGGGGCGGGCAAACGCCCGCCCCGGCGTTTTTATCGCAATCTGACGCGATTTAAACGGGTTTTAAACGGGGTTGCGGGTTGTTATCCTGACCTGTATTTTCATTCAGTCCTTCCACTGTTGTTCCTCCCACCTTCTGAATAACCGCTTCACTCCTGTAACTGTCTGCTGTACTGCCCGCCCGTTACGCTCTCCGTCAGTACAGTAATTTCAGGACAGACCGCCCCATGCCCATGTGGAAACGTGCCACCGCCTCGCTGGCCAGTATCGACAAACAGAACCTTCACCGCGTCCAGTTGTTCCCGGCGGGCTGGTTCGGACCGGAAGACGGGTCGATGCGCTGGTATCTGGATGCCACGCTGGCGCAGGTACTGATTACGGCGGCGCAGCAGCGCGTCAATGACTACGAATTTGATTACGAACACCAGTCCCTGAATGCCCACAAAGGCAGCGGCCCGGTGCCTGCGGCGGGCTGGTTTAAATCCCTGTACTGGGTTGACGGCGAAGGCCTGTTTGCGGATGTGACGTGGACCGCCCGCGCCACGGAATTAATCCGGGCGGACGAATACCGCTATGTTTCGCCCACCTTCTATTACGACGACCTGGGCTATGTCCGGGGACTCGTCAACGCGGCGCTGACCAATATGCCCGTCATCGACGGGATGCAGCAGGTCGCCGCTTCTCTCATGTTTTATGACGACAATGGAGGATCCTCCGTGGATGAAATCCTTGAGCAGTTGCGCTGGATGCTGAACCTGCCGCTGAGTGCGACGGTGGAAGAGGTGAAAGCCGAACTGCAGAAACTGATTGACCGCCTGTCCGGTGGTGAGGGGCTGGCTGCGGCCAGTATCAGCCTCGGCAACATTCTGGCTGAAAAAGACCGGGCTCTGCAGGACAAGGACAACCAGATTGCGGCCCTGTCTGTGGCGCAACAGACCGGCGCGCCTGACCCGACGAAGTTTGTGCCGGTGGCGGTGGTGGATGAACTGCGCACCACGCTGGCAGCGCTGTCCTCACAGGTTAACGATGACCGGGTGGGCACGCTGCTGACAGCCGCGCTCAGCGACGGGCGTGTGATGGCGGGGGCGGACGCGGACAACCTGCGTGAGCTGGGGAAAAAGGATTTCGCCCTGATGGAAAAAATGATCGCCGCCCGTCAGCCGATTCAGGCGCTGTCACAGACGCAGACCGACGCGCGCGGTCTGTCCCTGAATGACAAGGGCGAGCCGGTGGCAGACCAGGGCGTACTCGCCGTCTGCAGCCAGTTTGCCGACTTTACCGGCATGGATGAAAAAGAAATTGTCAGAGCCGTACACCAGGAAATGGGAGGGACTTATGGCGCTGAATGATGATCTGAAAACCGATTTTGACGCGCCGTACCGTGACGGGGAACTGCTGCCGGTGCCGGTTGCCGCCGGGGAATTTATCCCGGCAGGCACTATCGTCTGTATTAATGCCAAAGGCCTGGCGGTGGGCGGCAGCGAAACGGCGGACCTGACTTATGCGGGCCGCGCGGAAACGTTTGTGGATAACACCGGCGGTAAGGATGGCGATGCCACCGTGCTGGTCCGCCGCAAAAAAGTTTTCCGCTGGCTGAATGACGGCACCATCACACAGGACATGCTGTTTAAACCGGTGTACATCCTGAACAACCGCACGCTGGCGGGTGCGGATGGTGCAGCGGCGGGAAGCCGTTCGAAGGCGGGCGTGCTGGTCGCGCTCGACGGCGACGGTGTGTGGATTGAATAACGGAGAGACTCATGATTTTAAATACCCGAAACGTCACCACCCTGTTTGTGGCGCTGAAAACCACCTTCAGTAAGGCGTTTGATGCCACGGAATCAAAGTGGGACAAAGTGGCCACGCTGGTGCCATCCACCACCCGCCAGAACGATTACACCTGGCTGGATCGCTTTCCGCGCCTGCGTAAGTGGGTTGGCGATAAGGTGGTGAAATCCCTGACCCAGCACAATTACACCCTGGTTAACGATGATTTCGAGGCCACGGTGGAAGTGGACCGCAGCGACCTTGAGGATGATCAACTGGGCATTTACGCCCCGCAGGCGCAGGAAGCGGGGTTCAGCGCGAAACAGTGGCCGGATGAACTGGTATTTGAAGTGCTGAATAAGGCATTCACCGACAAATGCTATGACGGTCAGCCGTTTATTTCCGACAGCCACCCGAACGGGAAGGACGAGACCGGCAAGGTTATCACGGTCAGCAACAAAGGGAATAAACCGCTGTCAGCAGCGTCGCTGGCTGACGCGCAGGCGTCTTACGGCGCGGCCCGTACCGCCCTGCGCAACATGAAAGATACCGAAGGCCGTCCGCTGAACGTCACCCCGACGCTGCTGGTTGTTCCGCCTGCGCTGGAAGATACCGCCAATGCCCTGATGACGGCGGAACGTCTGGATGACGGGAAGACCAACATCTACAAAGGTACGGCAACGGTACTGGTTGTGCCCTGGCTGACCAGCGACACGCGCTGGTTCCTGATGGATACCACCCGTGCCATCAAGCCGCTGATTTTTCAGCAGCGTAAAAAGCCGCTGTTCGTCTCCCAGCAGGATCTGAATAACCCGGATGTGTTCATGCGCAAGAAACTGAAGTTCGGCGCGGAAGCGCGCGGCGCAGCCGGTTACGGTCTGTGGCAGATGATTTACGGCTCCACTGGCGACGGGAAATAACCATGAGCTACGCCACGCCTGAAGACTATATCGCGTACTTTACTGAGCGGGACGCCACCGGCGTCTCGGCTCCTCGCGGGCGGGGTGTCCCTGACGGCCAGCGGATTGCCCGCCATCTTGAGTCGGCCAGTAACCGTATCGATGCGTATATCGGCCAGCGGTATGTTCTCCCCCTGCGGGACGTTCCGCCCGCGCTGCGGGATTACTGCTGCGATATTGCCCGTTACCTGATGACCGGTACGGAGCGCCCGTGTACGGATGAGGTCCGCGAACGGTACGAGGACGCCATCGGCTGGCTGAAACTGGTTGCCGCCGGAAAGGTGGGTATCGGCAGCAATCCGGAGAATGGCACCGTGGCAGAAACCGGTGGCGCGACCACCACCTTTTTCAGTGGCGGGGCAGACCTGTGGAGCCGGGAACGGACCGGTGGAGGGTGTTACTGATGACGATCACCGATATTGAAAACGCACTGTGTGACCGCCTGCAGCGGGGGCTGGGCGTGGCGGTGTCAGACGTGGTGCCGTGGGACGTCATGACGACGGATATCGGGCGCATTCTGGACTGTCTTCCCGGCGCGTTCGTCACCTTCACCGGCATTACCGACACCCGCCCGCACGATACACGCCGGACCCGCTTTCGCGTGTCCGCGCGGTTTTCAGTTTTCGTGGCGGATTACAGCCTGCGGGGCGCGGATGCCGCCCGCCAGGGGGATGTCCGCGAGGATGAGGCCGGGTGTTACCGGTTGATCCACGCGGTACGCCGTCTGCTGTCCGGGCAGGATATGGGGCTGGATATCGGCAACCTGATGCCCGGGCCGGTGCGCCGGGTGACCGGGCCTGCGCTGGCCGGAAAAGGCTTTGCCCTGTATGAGTGCGTGTTTGATACCTGCTGGTATGAGGATGCGCTTGCCTGTGGTGCATGGCCGGAACCCACCGAATGCCAGGATGACCCGGATTATGTCTTCACGCTGTGGGATGGACAGCGGGAAACCTGTCCGGCCCACAACAGCACACACGCCGGATGGCTGATGAATGGTGAGGTGGTGGCGGAAGACACCACCGGAACGGAGAAACAGAATGATTAATGTGGTTGCCCGAAAGGGTATCAGGGTGCCGCTGGAACAGCATTCCCGGCAGTACATCACTGAAGAGATGCCTGTGGCGGTTGATGAACAGTCAGCGTATTACCTGCGCCGCCTGCGTGAAGGCGATCTGTTACTGGCTCCGGCCAGTACCGGGCCGGACACCCCTGTCGTACCTGATGCGCCGGAAGAAAAAAACATCCGGCCCGCCCCTGAAAAACAGAAAAAGGAGCCGCAATGAGCACGGTAATTTCCGCCTCCACCCGCGTCCCCGGGACGTATGTGGGCTTTGACTTTTCCCGCGCTGGTCGGGCGCTGGCTGCTGACGGGCAGTCAGTGGTCATTCTTGGCCAGCGACTGGCGGGAACGGTTGCCGCACTGACTCCCACGGATGTGTTCAGTGGCAATGAGGCAGCACAGTATTTTGGCCGTGGGTCTCAGGTCCACCGGATGGTGATGCGGGCCATTGATGCCAACAACAATATTCAGTTATCCGTCTGCGCGCTGGATGATGACCCGGCGGGCGTCGCGGCCACCGGTTCCGTGGTGCTGTCCGGGACAGCATCCGGGACGGGGCAGGTCCGCCTGCAGGTGGCAGGGACAACCGTGGCCATCGCCGTGGCCACCGGGGATAAGGCTGAAGACCTGACACCCCGTCTGGCGGCAGCGTTCAGCACTTTCCCGGACCTGCCGGTGACCGCTGCGGCAGAAGATGTCGTGACGGGGAAAGATGGCAACGGCAATGACGTCACCGCGCCGGGCGTGGTGCTGACGGCCAGGAATAAGGGGACCTGCGGTAATCAGGTGGGGCTGACGCTGACGGTGACCGCCGAAGGGCTGACCGGAACGCTGTCCCCCCTGACCGGTGGGCAGGGTGACCCGGATATTGCACCGGCGCTGGCAGCCATTTTCAGCGCCGGTCACACCCTTATCGTTACGCCGTATTCCACCGATGAGGCCCTGCGGACACTGGCGGCACATCTGGATAACGTATCAGGCCCGACGGAACAGCGCGCGGCTTTCGGTGTGCTGGGCTGGCGCGATTCACTGTCCACCGGCATCACCCTGACAGGTAACGCCAATGCAGAACGCCTGACCGTGGGCTGGCACAACCACTCTGTTCTGCCGGACGGCGAGCTGGCCGCCGTTTATGCAGCCAGGATTGCCAGTGAGGATGACCCGTCCGAACCGCTGGATAATCTCAGCCTGCCGGGGCTGGATATCACGCCCCGGGAATACTGGCCCATGCGAACCGAGGAAGAAAAAGCGCTGCATAACGGGCTGACGCCGTTCCGGGTTCAGGGCAGCACAGTACAGGTGGTTCGCGCCATCAGTACATACGTGAAGAATGCCGCCGGTATTGACGATGCCACCCTGCTCGATATCACCACGCTCCGCACGCTGGATTATGTCCGTGTGGCATGGCGTACCCGGATGGCGCAGCGGTTTCCGAACGGCGGCAAACTGACAGACCACCGGCTGCGCCAGGTGAAATCCGAAACGCTTGATGTGTTGTACCAGCTGGAATCGCTGGAGATGGTGGAAAACGTCCAGGCGTATCAGGACCAGGTCACCGTGCTGCCCAATAAGCAGGATGACACCCGTGTGGATGTCAGCATTCCGGCATCTGTGGTACGCGGCCTGCACATCCTGACCGGCACCATTTATTTGTATTAAGGAGTCTGCTATGGCGGATACGTATGTCGGCCCCATTGTTCTTGAGGTTAACGGCACTGAGATTGAAGTCACCCGGGTCAGTCCGTCAATGGACACCGGGCGCAAACTGGTGAAAACCATGAACTCCACCGGGCGCGCCCGGGGGCATGTCAACGGCATCGCGACGTACAATCTGACACTGGAGGCGGTGAAACCCAAAGGGCGCACCATTGTCTGGGACAATATTGTGGATGCAAAACTGACCCTGTACCCGCTGGCAGGCGGGGACAAAACCATCACTTACCAGAACTTTACCGTGCAGACGGTCGGGGATGAATACAGCGTGGACAATGAAGCCCGCGTCAGCATTACCGGCTTTGCACTCAACCGCGTGGAGGCATAACAAATGGATAAGGCACTGACCATTAAAGGCACACTGGCTGTCGGCGTGGAGTACAACGGCGAGTTTCACCGTGATTTTGAGCTGCGTCTGAGTACGGTCGGAGATGAAATCGATGCGTCAGAAATGGGCATTCCTGACAGCGGCTATTATGTCGGGCTGATGGCGTTGTGTCTGGAATCGCTGGGCACCATTCCCAGAGAGGCCATTACTTACGATTTACTGCGAACCATGACCAGCCCGGATTATTCCCAGCTGGTACAGGCCCGTGACACCCTGAAAAAAAAGATGCAGCCCGGGAAGAGCGACAGCGGGAATACCGACTTGCCTGCGTCCGGCTCCGCCAGTACGGATACCGCGACGCAGACATCCGGCAGTTAAGCGCCGCCGCGCTGTCGGGAATACTGGATGCCATCATGCGCATTGAGGACCCGGCAGCGTGGGCAAAAATGCGCAGGCAGAAAAACTTCATCAGTAAACGCCGCCGGTCTGGCGGGCGGCGGACATCCCGCAGGATATAATCATGGCTGGACATTTCGATACCCAAATCGGCATTGGCGTTAAGGATAACGCCTCCGGCCCCCTTCAGCGCATCCGCAATGAAACCGTGCGGATGCAGCAGGCCCGTGAGCGTGTCGGTATCCGCAGTGAACATACCCTTCAGCGTGAAATAGCCCGCACCGAAGCGGCTTACAACCGGCTGGAGCGTTCGGGAAAACTCTCGGCTACCGAGCTGGCCCGCGCCCACGAAAAAACGGTGGCCACAGTGGCCCGCCTGCGCCGGGAAATGGAGGAAACGGAAAAGCAGCAGGAGCGCCTGCGCCGTAATCCGCTGGGCGACGCGCGCGAACGGCTCGGTATCCGTAGTGAGCAGACCATCCGGCGCGAAATAGCGCTTACTGAAGCGGCTTACAACCGGCTGGAACGCTCAGGAGAACTGTCGGCTGCCGAGCTGGCCCGTGCCTATGCCCGTACAACTGACACCATCAGCAAGCTGCGTCGTGAGCTGGGTGAAACCGAACGGACGCAAAGCCGACTGGCAACAGGACTGAAAACCACCCTGAAAATCGGTGCGGGTGCGGCAGCCCTGACCACGGGCGTGGCTGCCGCGCTGGCTGATCCTGTTCGCCAGCAGATGGATTACGACAGCACGCTGCGCCGGACATCGAACTTTATGTACCGGAATGGTGACGTAAAAACACGCCTTCAGGGTATAAAAACGATTGATGCTGCGGTGCGCAATGCTAACCGCGCAGGCGGTGGCCGTAAGGAAGATGGTCTGGTGGCAGCCGAGACGATGGGACGTTCCGGTATGGCCACGGATGAAGTCTTCAGTGCATTACCGGAAATCATGAAAATTCACACCGCCACGGGGGCAGATGCACGAAGCCTTGCCCTTATGCGAAATGCCGCTTTCAACTATGGCCTGAAAGGCAAACTTGGTAATGCTGCACTGGACGCCATGACAACCGCTTCGCAACATGGACAGGTTGATGTCCCGCTTCTGGCAAAAGCGATGCCCGTCGGTCTGGAACTGGCCAGAAGTGCCGGTTTTGTTGGCACAAAAGGCTTTTCGGATGTGGCGGCACTTTATGAGGTCAGCGCAGCGCTGGCCGGAGCCGATGAAGGGGTTGTTAATACCAATAACCTGATGATGACCCTGTCGTCACAGACCATTTCTGACAATGCCCGAACCGTTAAGTTTCACGGTAAAAAAGTGGACTGGCAGGCCATGCGCCGGAAAGATTCGGTACAGGGGCATGATGCACTTTATACGTTACATCATCTGATCCAGCGTATTGATGATTCAGATGAAACAATTGTGAATGCCCGGAAGAAACGCGATCAGGCAAAAACCGCCACAGAAAGGGAAAAATGGGAAGGCGTCATCAACTCTGCGCACGGTGCCAATGTGGGGCGTTTCCTGCGTGATCAGCAATCCCTGAAAGGTTATCTGGCGTATGAAAAATATCAGGATCAGTACCAGGACATTTCAGCCGACGTTAACAAACAGTTCAGCCTGCCGGAAAATCAGCGCGCAACAGACCTTGATTTTGCTGTTATGAAGGACAGCAATAAATTCAAAAGCGATCAACTGGCTAATGAAAAAGATTTTGCCACGATGGATATGGCAAGTGGCCCGGCCAATCTCTGGGGTGTCATTGCAGAGAAGTCTGCCGAACTGGCTAAAGAATTTCCGGTGCTGGCTGAAGCGGTATCCGGCGTCTCGTCGGTGTTTTCGTCTGTCTGGCAGCAACTGGGCGGCGTGGGAACCACGCTGGCCACGATGGCAGGCGTGAAGTTAGGCGCAAAGTTGCTTAAGGGGCGCACGGGTAAACCTCCCGTCCCCGGTGAACCAGGCGTCGCAGCCGAAGCAGGGGCGGAAACTGCGGCAGAAGGCAAATCCGGCTGGCTGCGCGCAGTCCGGGAATGGATGATAAAAAAAGGGAAAACCGGCATCAAAGCCGGAGGGCGGGTATTAAAAAACGGTGCCATCCGGGAAGGTCTGCTGGATATTCCGGGTGTGGATGTGGTCACGGGCGTGCTGTGGCCATCAGATACGGTCAGCGGTGAAGATGAACGCAATGAACTGGCCCGCCTGAAAACCCGCAACCGTCGCCGGAATGGAATCCCTGATGCTGCTGACGCCCTGCACCGGCTACAGAACTGGAACCGGCAGACCGACGGTCATGGTGCACCGGGCGCACCGGTTATCAGATTACCTGAACTGCCCACGCCGAATGTGAATGTTCGTGTTCTGCTCGACAGCCACGATATCGCATCTGTTATTGAAGTCCTGCAGGGGAAAAACAGCCGGAGATATGGCGCATGAGTGACATTCTCACCCAACTGGCGGAGCTGGCAGGCATCGACACACTGATGAAAGCCTCCTTTCGTGGTGTGGAGTTTGAATGCCTGTACACCCGTGACACGCTGGCACGCGATACGGTCAGCTACGCCTTCCCGTACCACGACGGCGCAACCGTGGAAGACCAGGGGCTGAAAGCCCTGAACTTCCGCCTGTCCGCACTGCTGTTTGGTCGTGACTGGAAACAGCAGTTAAAAGCGCTTTTAACAGCATTAAAAGACGGTGGCCCCGGAGAGCTGATTCACCCGGTTTACGGCTCCATTCCCCGGGCGCAGTTTCTGGAAGCCGGGGTGGAAAAGCGGGTTGAACCGCTTGATGCCGTAACGGTTGAACTGGTGTTCATTGAATCCGGCGAGGAGCAGGCGCTGTTCAGCACCGCGTCCGGTGAACAGGCTGCTGACAGCATTTCCACCACCGGGGACAGCCTGCTGGATAAAGCCGCCTCCGCCTTTAAAGACGCGATGGACCTTCTTCACGACGTTCAGGACGGGGCGGAACGCATCAACAATATTGTGGCTGAAGGCGAATACCTGCTGCAGTCCACGCTGGACGAAGTCCGGGGCGCGGGAGCCAGCCTGAGTAATTTACTCGACACACCAACCGCCCTCGTCAGTGACCTGAACGACATTCTGGATACCTTCAGCGATACGTTAACGCTGGAAGGCAGCGGTGTGGCGACGGCGTGGCAGTCTGCGCTGCATCTGGCCGATAAAGTGACCAGCTTTCCGGCAGAGTTTGCTTCCTCGCTGGCCCTTACCGTGGTCAGTAAACCGTTCTCCCTGCCGCTGGGCCGGACGATGGGGATACGCGCGGAGGATACCGCCCTGCTGACCCGGACGGCCCGGCTGGTGACCACCACAGAACTGCTGGAAATTGCCTCCACCATTCTGGCGAACGAGGCAAAAACCCCAACGCTGACCAGTACCCGGATAGAACAGATAACCGGCGATGCCCGGGGCGCGGTCGTGCTGGCACTGAGTGAGCAGCGGGCCGCGATGGAAGCGGAGATTACTGCCGGACTGACCGCAAACGTCACGGCGGATACGCGGACATACAGCGCCATCATCCGGGATTTACAGTCGATGGCATATACCCTGCAGAATCAGGCTGCGGCGCTGATAAAAGCCCGCCCTCCGCTGATTACGCGGGAAGTAACCCGCAGGGGAACGCTGGAACTGGTCGCGCATGACTGGTACGGAGACTACCGCCGCGCCGACGAACTGCTGCGCCTTAACCCCCACATCAGCAACCCGAACGATATCCGCCCCGGGGAGGTTCTGTATGCCTACGCCCGATGAACGCCTGACCCTGACCGTGGGCGGTGTCTCACACAGTGACTGGATGACCGTCATGGCCGACGCGTCATTTCTGACACCTGCCGGAGCCTGGGAAGTGATGGTGGGTATCGAAAACCGGACGTTGCCCGCTGAGGTTCACGAGGGCGCGCGGGTGATACTCCGGGCCGGGCAGGATATTCTGATGACCGGTCTGATAGATGACGTTACTGAAGTGGTAACGCGGGGCCAGCACCTGCTGACGCTTTCGGGGCGGGATAATGCGGCAGCGCTGGTTGACTGTTCGGCTCCGGTGTTCACCTCGCAGGAGATGACGCTCGCTGAGGTTATGAACCAGATTGTCCGCCCGCTGGGAATAACCCGGACAGCCATCCGGGCAGGGAAATCCACGGCCCCCAAAAAGTTTTCGGTTGATCCCGGGGAAACCGCCTGGGATGCGTTACTGAAAATTGCGGAAAGCAATGGCCTCTGGCCGTGGGTGGAGCCGGACGGCACGCTGGTTATTGGTGGGCCGGATTACACCACGCCGCCGGTCGCCACGCTGGCGCTTCATCGTGACGGGACAGGAAATATTCTCAGCCTGACTCACCACCGCAGCATCGCCGGGCGTTATTCGGAAGTCACCGTCCTTGCGCAGGGGCACGGGACTGACGAACAGGATGCGGTTCACAACCGCCGGGGAACCGCCCGGGATGCCGGTTTTGCCCTGTACCGCCCACTGGTCCGCCAGATGAGTGACACTGATTCGGATGCAGAAGCCACCGCCCACGCCCGCAAACTGCTGACAGACTCCCGGCTGAAGGGGCTGACCATAACCGCCATTGTCAGGGGGATACGGACGCCGGACGGAACGCCGTGGGCACCCGGGCAGCGGGTGGTCCTGCACAGTGACAGCCCGGCCATCAGCGGCACCTTTTTTCTGATGGCCCGCCACATTCAGGGCGGTCGGGGGCGGGAACTGACGACCACCCTGACGCTGAAAGAGGACGGTATCTGGATCCCCGACGCTTACCCTCACCGCAAACACAAAGGGAAGAAACCGAATCGGGATCAATACTGGACGGACTGGAGGGATATCAGATAATGGATATTGTCACCCTGATTAACCGCCGTATAGCGGCGGCGCTGAACAGTATCCGCCGTCCGTTCCGGGCGGTACTGACCCGCACCCGGTCTGATGGCAACGTAATGATGACGCAACTCAGTGGACTGGAAGACGAAAATCTGCCCGGAATTGAGGTGTTCCAGCAGTTTGGCCTGACATCCGTTCCCCCCGCCGGAACTATGGCGGTGGTGGTTCCGGTTGGCGGGCGAACCAGTCACGGCGTGGTGATTGCCACCGAGCACGGTCAGTACCGCATCCGGTCACTGAAACCCGGGGAGGTGTCTCTTTATAACGAGGATGGTGCGTCGGTCACCCTGAAGAAAGGGCAAATCATTGATGTTCAGTGCATCGAGTACAATGTGAACTGCCGGAAATACAGCGTCACGGCCAGCGACTCGGCCCGGTTTGAGACGCCGGAAGTGACCACAACGAAGAAACTGACCGCGCTGGGATTGCTGACCGGCTCGGGAGGCATGACGATATCCGGCGATAATGGTTCCGGGGTGACGGCTACGCTGAGTGGCGATATCACCCATATAAATGGTACAGTCACCTCTGTTGCGGTGACCATCAACGGCGTGAAAATCGGCCCGCATATTCACGACACACCGCACGGGCCGTCCGGCCCGGCCAGAAACTGACCTTCCCCTGAAACAACCTGCTTCACCCCGGTATTGCGCGTCTGTGCCGGGGAGCCGTTACGCTCCCCGGTATGGACAGAAAAATCGACCCGACCACCGGGGATTATACCGGCACCCGCACAGTCAGTATTGAAAATGCTGTCTGGATACGTCTGGCCACGCCGCTGGGGAGTTACCCGGCAAACACGGCGATAGGGTCGCGTCTGCATAAACTACCCCGCAAGGATACCGCTGAGGTGCGCGCACTGGCCGAACAGTACGCATGGCAGGCACTGAAACCGCTCATTGATGACGGGCGGGCACAGTCCATTCAGGTTACTGCTGTCCGCAAACGGGTGGGATGGGTGGACCTGTCCATCCGCGTGGAACTGGCCTGCGGTGAAGTGGCCACGTTTGAACATCCTGTAAAGGTGGTTTAAATGCCCCAGAATATTCCTTCGCAACAGGCGTTGCTGGACCAGTATCTGGAAACGCTTGCCAACCAGCTCCCCGACGTGGATGAGACAGAAGACAGTGATTCCGTCATCAGGGGCAACGCCACGGCCAGCCTGGTGCATGGTCTGTATCAGTACACAGCCTGGGTTCTCCGTCAGATGTTCGCGGACACCGCCGACAGTGAGTGGCTGGAAATACACGCTGCCCAGCGGGGGCTGCGCCGTAAACAACCCACCGCAGCCAGCGGCACCGTCATACTGACAGGGACGCCCGGACAGACATTCAGTCGCGGGCTGACATTCCGCGTCAGGGGGAAAGGTACGCTGTACCGGATTACGGAAGACGGCGTCACTGACGCCAGCGGTCAGGCTACGGTCAGCGCCCGTGCCACTGACACCGGCACAGACGGTAATCTTCAGGACGGACAGGCCGGAACGCTGACCACCACACCACCGGGACTGGATCCGGTGGTCACCATCGTCAGGCTGACTGGCGGAACGGATGTTGAAAAAGACGCGGCCCTGCTGGCCCGTCTCCTCGATGTCCTGCGTAAACCGGCAGCCGGAGGTAATGCGCACGATTACAAGGTGTGGGCCATGAGCGTGGATGGTGTGGGGGAAGCCTGGGTTTATCCCCTGCGCCGGGGTATCGGCACCGTGGATGTGATTATCACGGGCACTGACGGACTGCCGTCAGATGAAACCCTGAAGACGGTTCAGACTTACATTGACCAGGTGCGCCCGGTGACGGCAAAAAACTTTCTGGTGCTGGCTCCGACCCTCCAGCCCGAAGATGTAACCGTGGAAATCGCTGTTGCTGACAGTACCACGCTGGCGGCGGTAACTGCCGGGGTGAAATCAGCCATCACCGGGTACTTTGCTTCACTGCTGCCGGGGCAGATGGCGATACGCAGCCAGATGGGCGCACTGATTACAGAAGTGGCTGGCGTCACGGATTACGTCATTCAGTTACCGGCAACCAATATCGCACCGGTTGTTGATAAAACGCAGGTTGGCTGGCTGCGGGCGGGAACCATCACAATCACGCCAGTAAAGGAGGCTGACACCGTATGAATGCAGACGATTACCGTGACGTTCTGGCGCTGTTATTGCCCCCCGTCAGTTACGACAGTAACGGCCCCCGGCTTGGTGCTGAACTGCAGGCTGAAGCAGCATTACTGAGCCGGTCAGAACGGGCCATCAGACGCCTTCTGACGGCCATCACGCTGACAACATCGGTGGACTTCCTGCCGGACTGGGAACGGCTTTACGCCCTGACACCGTCGCCGGACGATACCCTGCAACAACGCTGCCAGCGCGTGCTGGCCAAAATAAGCGAAACCGGCGGATTAAGTCGTGAATATTTTATTCAACTGGCTAAAACGCTGGGATATGACATCACCATTACTGAGCCTGAACCGTTTCGCTGTGGCAGGAATCGCTGCGGTGACCGCCTGTGGATACGCGAAATTATCTGGGTCTGGATAGTGAAAATAAATTCCGGAAATAAAGTGCCGGTTTATCATTTTCGCTGCGGACGTTCAGCAACCGGTGAACGACTGTTGTCATTCGGCTATAACGCACTTGAACATATTTTTAATGAATTAAAACCCGCGCATACGCAGGTGGTGTTTGATTATTCGGAGAATGCAGAAGAATGAAGAATATTATCGACCCGGTTGAAACCGAAGATGGCTTATTTCACGATGGCGACCCGGTCACAGAAACTGAGGGCACGATTGTTTATGCAAAAATAATGAACGCCATTCAGGGTGCAGTGATTGATATTCAGACCGAATGTATTGCCATACTTGCTGAAGCCGGATTTAAACCCGACCCGACGAAAAAACAACTGCTGGACGCCATTAAGAGGATTGTCGGTAATGCAGTCCCGGCGGCGTCTACCACGCAGGCGGGTATTGTCAAACTGTCCAGCGCCACAGACAGCGACAGTGAGACAGAAGCAGCCACACCGAAAGCAGTAAAAGCAGTGGTGGAACAATGTCGGCAGGACATTACCAGCGCTTCGATACCTGTTGGTGTTCCGCTCCCGTGGCCAACAGATAAACCACCGGCTGGCTGGGTCATTATGCAGGGACAGGTATTCGATACTTCCCGGTATCCAAAGCTGGCAATAGCCCATCCGAATGGTGTCATCCCCGATATGCGCAGCTGGATGATTAAGGGCAAA